GTCCCTTCAAAAAGCCTTACTCTCTCCAATTCTAACAAGTTGGGGAGCCGAGGCCTGGGGATGTCTCTTAGTTGGTCGACCTTATGTCATTTGTCACAAAGACGCGGGTCTCCATCCTGATGTTAGTCGGGAAGCTCAGGGCAAAGCCTTGAGTGGAGATCTGTGGTCAGTAACTTATGGCGCGGGTCAGCCAATGGGAGCATACTCTAGTTGGGCTATGTTGGCATTCGTGCATCATGCAATCGTCCAGTGGGCCGCACTTCGTGCAGGTGTGATTTCACCTGGAAGTGGTTACTGGTTCCAAGACTACGCCGTACTAGGTGACGACGTGGTCATAGGAAATACCAAGGTAGCAACAGAGTATCAGTACTTAATGGGAGCAATTGATGTTCCTATTGGGGACCATAAGTCCGTGTATTCGCCCCGTGGACTGGCATTGGAGTTTGCGAAGCGTTACTTCCTTCATGGGAAGGACGCTTCGTCGGCCCCAATAGCTGAGTACTGGGCAGCCAAGGGAAATCTCCCGGCAGCTGCGCAGCTTAGCTGTAAGTACCAGCTTACCCTTGCACAGTTCTTAACTGTCATGGGCTACGGGTTCCGAAGTAAAGGCTCCGTTACGGGACGCTTGGTTAGCCTCCCGCAACGGCTCCGAAACTACGTTGTTACGTACTATAGTCCCGCTGGCTTTGGTTTCAAGTCCTTACAAGACTTCTTCACCCTCCGGGGTGTAGGAAGTAACTATAAGGTTACTGATGCCAAAGTGGCGGCCCTGATGCGTTCTTTCTTCGATGTTGAGATCAAAAATCTCTTGTCAAAGATCGAGCGGCTTGACCCTCTGGTGACAGAGATCAAGGCACTGGTAACAGTGCATCGGGATCGGGAACATTATGGGGCTAAACCCAGAGGACCTGATCGGCAGATTGTTTTCCGCGATCTCCTCTACCATGGTGGCTGGAACGTAACCGGCCACGTGGTGGATTCGATCAAAGAGACAGTTTACCGAGAGGCATTCTGGGATACTCTCATTAAAATCCGAGACCTAAGGAACCAACTTGAGGAACTCTCGTTGGATACCCTAGACT